AAACACCTACCAAAATGAAAGTAGAAACCAAATACTCAACCAATCAAAAAGTCTATTTCATGCACGAAAACAGAATAAAAAGCAGTGAAATAGCTGTTATAGATATTAATATCGTAGCTAACACAAACACCACTGAGATTAAATACAGAGTGTTTAATTTACCCAATTTCTTTTTACTCGAGAAAGAAGTATTTAGCAGCAAAGAAGAATTATTAAACTATTTAGCCAACAATTAAAACACCTACCAAAATGAAAAATACAGATAAAAAAACAGTCTTTTGCCTTGCTTGGCAATTCTTCAAGCAAACAGGGTATACCTTTTCAGAATGCTTAAAAAAGGCATGGGCAAACATCAAGCTAAAAGCTAAAATGAAAAGCCAAATCGTGCGCTTTTACTTTTTAAAAGTAGACGGCACTATCAGAGAGGCTTGGGGTACGATTTGCCCTACTATAGTACCACCTACAGAGCACACCACTAACCGCAAAGCTAATGATACAATACAGGTGTATTATGATACAGAGAAACAAGAATATCGCAGCTTTAAAAAATTCAACCTTGTAGCGTAAAAAAAGCCCCTCGCTTTTGAGGGGTTTAAAATATTTTTTGTACCTTTGATGATAGTAATAAAAAAACGAAAAATATTCAAAAAAAATACGAACTTTATACGAACAGACATTGCAGCCATCTTTTATATTATCCCTACCTTTGTGCTATCAGCGGGGTAGAGCAGTTGGCAGCTTGCGTGTTTAACTTGCACGAGGTCGTTGGTTCGAGTCCAACCCCCGCAACTAATAAAATATCACAATATGAAAGTATTAACATTACAAATCAAACGCCCTTACTTAGAGGCTATTTTATCAGGTGAAAAAACTGAAGAATATCGCGAAATTCGTCCAAAAAATGCTCATAAGTTCGTTATTCAGAACCCCGAAGCAGAAGAGGATGATGAATGGTTACAACCAGTAAAATATGACACCATCAAGTTTCTTAATGGGTATGACACAAACAGACCAGAGGCTATTGTAGAAGTCAAAAATACTCGCATTGAGTTATCTGTAGATGAAAAAGGTGAATACATCACCTATGAAGAAGATGGTGAAGAATACATAGAAGCCCAAATGGTTTATACATTGGGCAAGGTGTTAAGCACTAAAAACATTTAATAACCCTTTAAATATTCAGCTGAGTTAGAAAAACAAACGTACAAAAGCAAATCAACAGGGCATCAGGTGTGAGTAGAGTTGCCCGTTATGGTAGAAATGAGAAAGGTCAAGCGTTGTCACAAAAACAACGTAGACGAAACGTATATATTGCCTTTCGTAAACAAGCTGGTTTGTCAGCAGGTTAATCTATGAATATCTACCAACACACCCAGCAAGTAATTAACACGGTTAAGGCTAAAACTAACCGTGTTTTACTGTTTTATTCTTGTGGCAAAGATAGTATTGCATTACTACACTGGTGCGCCAAAAACTTCGATGAGGTAGTATGTGTATTTATGTACTTTGTAAAAGATCTTGTGCATATCAACAAATACATAAACTTCTCAATAAAACAATACCCTAATATCAAATTCTTACAACGTCCTCACTACGCCCTTACCTATATCAATAAATCAGGGTTATTCTGTACCCCTCAAAATACACGCATACTCAAACTATCAGATATTATACAATCAGTACGCCTTGAAACACAAATTGAGTACGTATTCTTAGGAATGAAACAGTCCGATAGTATGAATAGGCGTATAATGTTACGACAATACGAAATGCAAGCCATTTCACCCACAAAACTCATATATCCATTTTCACTATGGAAAGATAAAGATGTATTGCGATACATTAGCAATAACCGATTACCAAAGCCTATCCAATATGGAAACAAGAAAAGCAATGGAGTAACATTTGACCTTGATGTATATCTATACCTACGAGAGCATTATCCTGATGACTTGCAAAAAATATTAGATGTTTACCCATTATCTGAAAAAATACTATTCGACTATGATCAAAAAAACAAAAACACAAAAGGAACTATACAAGCAAAGTGAAACCATCACCATAAACCGTTCACAAATAAACTTTGCCCCTTTCAATCCTAAAAAGCATACCGACGAGCAAATAGCGCAAATGCGTAAAAACATCAAAAATGTAGGATTTTTAGGGGGTATTATTTGGAATGAACAAACCTCAAACCTTGTAGATGGACACAAGCGAGTAATGTCCCTTGATATTATCCACAAGTACGATGGTACACCCGAAACTGACTACACAATCAAAGTAGAAAAAGTGTCTTTCGACCTCAAAACAGAAAAGGAACAAAATATATTTCAAACGCGCTCGCGTACCGAACTTGACGAAGAACTAATGAGATCACTCATTCCTGATATTGATTACCTCAATGCAGGGCTTGATGATTACGACCTCAATCTATATGCGGTCGATTATTCTTCCTTTGAAGTGCCCGACCTATCACAAGCTATAGAAGATACATACGCTCCCATAAAGCAAGAAAAAGACATTGAGCGAGAAATATCCAATGAAGAGAAAAAGCAACAAGTCAAAGAAGCAAAAGAAGCTATCAAACAACAAGCTATTGAAAAAGCCCAAAATTTAGATGCTTACGTAACGCTTTCCTTTGATAACTGGAAAAACAAAGAAGCCTTTATGCTCCGTATGGGGTTTGACCCTGAATTTAAAATGATAAAAGGGGAAACACTATCGGCAAAGGTAGAACGCATAGACTAATAACATTTAATAACTTTTGATATGAAATCACGTAAGAAGATAGATAATGAAAAATATACTGACGAGGAGCTTAAACAAGCTCTTATCAAGGCTAACGGACAACCTACTAAAGCTGCCGAAATACTTGGCGTTACCTATCCATCTGTATATGGGCGTATTCGTAAAAATCCTGAATTGGAAATGGTACAAAAAGCCTACCGAGCACGCACATTCAATGATGTATCAAACTTGGTATCTGTCATTGCTATTATGGGTGTTATTCGTGAGCCTCTTACTGATGAAGAAGGTACTGTAATACCTAATCAATTCCGTGAAGTGCCAGTTGATTATCGTACTCGTATGACAGCCATGCAAACAGTACTATCTACTTTCAAAACAGACGACGGCATAAAAGAGGAAGTGTCTGTACAAGGCAGCATAGACATTGCCCAATGGCTAAAGAACAACAACAAGAACAATGATTAAGACCCAACCTGTATATGATCCTTTGTACTTGAACAAGGATAAGTTCATCATCATCCTTTCAGGAGGAAGGGGCAGTGGAAAGTGTCTAAAAAAAGGCACAAAAGTAATTATGCACGACCTAACCCTTAAACCTATTGAAGAAATACAAATAGGAGAAAAAGTAATGGGTGATGATTTTACCCCCCGAATAGTAACCAATACCAATTCAGGGGTAGGAAAGCTATTTAAAGTAAAACAAACAAGTGGAATAGATTATGTTGTTAATCAAGACCATATTCTAACCTTAAAGAAGTCCGAGTCTTGTAAGAACGAATTAAAGAATGGCAAACCTAAACCTCGATACACATCTTATGATGATATAATAGATATTCCTATAACAGATTTCATCAGCAAAAGTAAAAGATTTAGAGAGAATTTCAGGGGGTTCAAAGTAGATAGTATTCCTTTCAATTCTCAAACCGTAGAAATACCCCCATACCTATTAGGCGTATGGTTAGGAGACGGCACTTCTATCTATCCACAGATAACAACCCCTGAACCTGAAATTCTTGAATATATATCAGAATATGCAAAAAATGAGGGTATGGTTATATCAATCAACGGAGATAGAGGTAAAGCAAAAACATATAGAATAAGGAAGCAAAGAGGAATAACCAACCCCTTAATGGATAAACTAAGAGATTACAACCTGATTGATAACAAACATATTCCTCAGCAATACATCTCCAATAATGAAAGTTGTAGATTACAATTGTTAGCAGGAATAATTGATACTGATGGATATTACAACAAGGGGAACTATTACATAACACAAAAAAATGAAACATTAGCAAGGCAAATTAAATTCACAGCCGATACGCTCGGTTTTAGAACATCAATAAAAGAAAAGAGAGCATTTTGTAATGGTAAAGATTGTGGGATTGTTTATAATATCACAATTGGAGGTGATATATGGAAAATTCCTTGTATAGTTGAACGTAAAAGAGTGTCTGAAACAGACCTATCAAAAAACAAAGATTGGCACTTATCTTATATCACGATAGAAGAAGAACCTAAAATAGGTGAATGGTTTGGGATTGCTGTAGATGGGAATCATCGTTTTCTTTTAGAAGATGGTACTGTTACTCACAACTCCTACAATGCCTCTACCTTCTTAGAACGCTTATCTTTTGAAGCTGGACATAAAATCCTTTTCAGCCGTTATACCATGGTATCAGCTCATAGCTCTATTATCCCAGAGTTTGAGGAAAAGATAGAAGCAGAAGGTACACAAGCGTATTTTAATATTACTAAAACAGCTATCAAAAACACCTTTTCAGGCTCTGAAATACTATTCAAAGGGATTAAGACCTCATCAGGTAACCAAACCGCTAACCTCAAATCATTACACGGCATTACTACTTTCGTAGGTGATGAAATGGAAGAATGGCTATCAGAGGAGGATTACGAGAAACTAATCCTTTCTATTCGTCAAAAGGGGGTGCAGTTGCGGGTTATCCTTATTTTGAACCCCTCCAATGCCGAGCATTTCATTTATAAGAAGTACATTGAAAAAACACATAAAATAGTAAAGATTGACGGAGTAGAAGTGCAAATATCCACCCACCCAGACGTATTGCACATTCATACTACCTACTTTGATAATATAGAAAACCTCAATGAGCAGTTTTTTAAGCAGATTGAGGAGATAAAAGCACAAAGCATCGCACAAGCCACCGATGAGCAAGGTAATTTTTCTCAATCTTTGTTCAACAAAACCAAATACGCACAAAAAATCATAGGACGATGGGCTGATGTATCAGAAGGGGTTATATTTACAGATTGGGAGATTGGTTATTTTGATACCTCACTACCTTATGGGTATGGACAAGATTACGGATTTTCTATTGACCCTGATACACTCATCAAAGTAGCCGTGGATAATCGTAGCAAAGTCATCTACATTGATGAAAAATACTATAACAACAAGCAATTATCCTCTGACGGGCTTTATCAGCTCAATAGCACTTTGATAGACCACCCTGACGACCTTATCGTCGCTGATAGTGCCGAGCCTCGCCTGATTGCAGACCTGAGAGACAAGGGGCTTAATATAGAGCCTTGCGAAAAGGGAGCAGGCAGCGTATCAGCAGGTATAACCACCATGCTTAATTATAAGTTAGTGGTAACCCCCGAGAGCTTCAACGTGATGAAGGAGCTAAAGAATTACGCTTGGAACGACAAAAAAGCAGGTATACCCATAGATAACCACAACCACACTATAGACGCTATTCGTTACATTACAATGAAGCTGCTAAGTGGAACCAATAACAACCTATATCAACTTGCCTCAATGATTTAGCGGAGAGTCTCCGCGGGCAACTCAAAATTAAAAACCCAAAATTCAGAAACAATGACCCAAGAAGAATTTAAACAAGATGTGTCTCTAATTGACACCACTACCTATCAAAGACAATATGATGTTAAAAAGCACGAGATATTCACCAATAAACATAAGTTTCCTGACCCTGAAATCGTAATACCTCTTACGGACGAGGTAGGTAATCCCTTATTATATAGTCAGAACAAACCACGATTTGAAAAGCGTACTCGTTCCCTTAATCGTATAGGACTGCCTTATCAAAAGCGTATCGTTGAAATCGCTACCATGTTCCAAACAGCTATTCCTTACAAATATACCGCTGAGGATAGTCCGCTCTTTGCTGCCTTTCAAGAGGTAATTAAAGCCAACAAAATGAGCTTCTCTGACAGTGCTATTTGTACAGAGGTCAAGCGCTACACCCTTGTAGCTGAGCTTTGGTATTTAGAAGAGCAGCCTAACGAACAATATGGCGTACCTACTCAATATCTATTGCGACACAAAGTGCTATCTCCGCTCAAGTACAAGCTATATCCACGCTTTGATGATAATGACAACCTTATCTCTTTTGCTATTGAAAGCACTACCAAGGATAATAAAAAGACCATATTACAGGGCTTTACCGCTGATGAGATATACACTTTTACCACAGAGAACGGAGTTACTACTACAGAGGTAAAACCTAATATAATAGGCAAAATCCCAGTAGTACTCTATCGTCAAGAAGAAACCGAATGGAATGCTGTACAGCACCTCATAGAGATAGCTGAGGTACAGCGCACTTATTTTTCTGAAAGTAATAAGAAGTTCGGAGAGCCTATCCTAATGATCGCAGGAAAGGTAGAGGGTAAAATGGCTGTCAATAATACAGGGGGCAAGGTCTATGAGGTCAAAGACGGAGGTAATGTACAATTCGTGGTACCTCCTAATGCTAATGAGAATTTTGACCGCGAAATGAGTATGAATAGGCGTGATATACACGAGTTCACCCATACACCTGACCTTTCCGATGAGTTCTATGCAGGCAAAGGGAATATGCTCTCAGGAGTAGGGCGCAAACTTGCATGGCTACCTGCTCATCTCAAGGTAAAAGATAACGAAGCTATATTTATCCCTGCCCTACAAAGGCGTATCAATATCATTTTGGCTTTCCTCTCTAAGATGTATATCCCCTTTGAGAAGGAACTCAAAACCATAGATATCACCCCTATCATCACCCCATTTGACATAGACGATGATACCGAGATGATACGTACCCTTATGGAAGCCAACGGAGGAAAACCTTTATTATCACAACGAGAAGCTATGCAACGCTTTGGTATTACAGACCCTGAAGCCCAATTACAGCAAATCAAATACGAGGAGAATAGCAACCTCAATGAAGCAAGTATCTAATGAATTACGATAACGAACATAGAAAGCACCTACTCACTTACCTACAACAGATAGAACGATTATTCTATCAGTGGGTAGGTTTTTCTGTGTCCTTGGCTCTCAAAACAGATTTCAAAGAGTTTGTTACAAAGTCCATTTTTACCTTTGCGGCTACCAAGAAAGGAAAAGCCTTTGATAAGGAGTTAGCTCATTTCAGCAACCAATTAGACCAAATCATAAAGCAAGGTATCACCAAAGAATGGGCATTTGCCAACCTCAAACAAGACCACCTACTAAGAGAAGGACTAACCAAGTATCAGAACTTAGAAGCCCTTGAGACCTTTAAGAAACGTAAGATTAAAGATTTCACGGTCTCCAATCGTGTATGGGACATCGCTAAAAAAGCCCAAACTGAAATAGAACTTGCTTTATCTGTTTCCTTGGAGGAGGGCAAAAGTGCCGTCCAACTAAGCCGTGAGGTACGCAACCTATTGAACAACCCTACTGCATTATTTCGCAGGGTAAGGGACAAATATGGCAACCTTGTACTAAGCAAAAACGCCCAAAACTATCACCCTGGGCAAGGAGTTTATAGGAGCGCCTACAAAAACGCTTTGCGCCTTGCCAGCAATGAAATCAATGTAGCCTATAAGTCCGCTGATTGGTTGCGCATACAGCAAAACCCTGATGTAGTAGGCTTCGAGGTACGCCTATCCCCACAGCACAAAGTATATGATGTATGTGATGAACTCAAAGGTAAATATCCTAAATCCTTTCACTTTCACGGATGGCATGTAGGCTGTAAGTGTCATATTGTTACTATTCTTAAGACTGACGAAGAACTTATCAAAGAACTCAAAGCCGATGAAACAATACCTCCTGAAAGTTCCTCTAATTATGTAGATGATGTGCCAAGCAACTATAAACAATGGGTAACAGATAACAAAGATAGGTTCAAGAATTGGAAAACAAAGCCATATTTTATTGAGGCTAACAGAAATGATAAGGATATATTACAGAAATTATTAGAAGTATCAAAATCTTTTCCAAAAAACTAGTAAAAGGATTTTCTAAAATAAAAAACTACCTTGAATATTTTACTTTCAAGGTAGTTAGTGAGCTTCGGGATACTATACCGCCATTACGCTCTGGTGGGCGTTGCCCTTGCAAAAGTTCTTAATACCCTTTTGCAATGCAAAGGTACAACAATTCTTTTAAATATCAACAAAAATATGAAAATTAACACTATTGACATACAAGCTACCTACCATACCTACTTTTTAGATGGAAACTACAAGGATTTACTTTGCTTTCATCCGCTCAAAAAACTAAATAGTAATGAATGGGCAGAGTATTATGGCAAAGAATACGACACTGACGATCCACAATTGGACACATTCTCTTTTTCATTGTCTTTTATCTCCAAAAGCAACCAATACGATGCATTTATATCCTTTCTATCCGCTCAAACCTATAACGATTTTCTTTTTGAGGAGCTGGGTAAGTCTTTCCGATTACGATTTGTTGGGGTGAGAAAAGCTAAAAAAGAAGAAGGCTATATCACCTATGAGGCTACTTTTGCTAATGATAATCCCTTACAGGGTTACACCTATATAGCCCCTAATGACACTTTACCTCCTTCATGTTTTTCGATTGACAACATAGACCTATCCAAGTATGGTATTTATCTATTAGAAGAGAATGAAAGCAACTTGCTAAAGAGCTACGAGGTAAAAGAGCACCTAACTACTAACAGCAGTACCATTGCGGGGGTACAATATGCTGAATATCCTAACGTATTTAAGGAACGTACCCTTGAGCTTCTCTGCTACATCAAACAGCCTATCAATCGCTTTTGGAAATTGTACGAAGCACTATTATACAACCTTTCTCTGCGAGGAGAACGTACCATTAATGCTTTTGGTAGTACCTTTAAGGCTATCTATCAAAAAGCAAGTGTAAAAGAGGTGCTTCTTACAAAAGACGCTTTGAGGGTGGAATTTACCCTTTTCTTGGTAGTAGTATGAAAAATATACAAAGAAAATACAAAAAATAAACAAACTCATATAAAGAGTATGTCTTACGCATGGTGTATCTTTGTGCTTGGAATTTAAGTACTAATCGCTGATAACTATGCAACTTCATTTTAATAGCACCTATATAGATGTCCTCCCTACTGATGAGAGCTACCGATACCGCTCCATTATGGGAGAACACACCATTACCTTATATTTTGCATTACCTTCTTATACAGATATACCTACTGGGGCATGGTGTGAATTTGCTAATGAGAGGTACACACTCAATCAGCCCGCTAAAATCGTAAAACATAACACACGACACTTTGAATATACCCTTACCATGGATAGTGAGGGGGTAAATCTCAAGAATTACAAGTTTCGTAATCCAAACGATAAGACCCTTAAATTTCCTTTTACAGCTTCCCCTCATTATCATATTCAGATATTAGTAGATTGTCTTAATATGATAGATAGCGGGTGGCAAGTAGGTAATTGTATAGAAGCCTCTGAGAAACTTGTATCTTACAACCATAATAACTGCCTCGAAGCATTGGAAATGATAGCCAAGGCTTTTGAGACAGAATACGAGA